CGTGACCGCGCGCGTCTTGCCCAAGCCAAAACAATCCATTATCTAGCTTGGCGACAGAAAATGCTGCGGCGCAACCAATCTCGTTAAACGCGCCTTGGATGCGTGTTAGCGGAAAGTCAGGCAGACCTGCGTCGTACCAAACCTCAATTGAGTCTGTGCCAAAAAGCCAAGCCTCGCGGTGGTTTACGTTAACAGCCACCAAGCCGTCGGGTGAGCCTTCAGCGCTTGCAAAAGACAAGGGGTCAACTTGTGTGCCGTCAAGCAACTGAGTTACCCAAATCAATTGGCTATCTGGTTGGTTAAAAACAAAGTAACCGTCAAGATAACCAACCGTCACCGCACCGGTAAAGTCAGGGTCGGTAATCTCGGCAAATTGGTTTGTGACTTCATTGTAAATGTAAGAATTGGGATTGCAAGCAATAAACAATTGTGTGCCGTTATCGGCAATGGATACTTGTCCCGTTCCACTAATAACGCCTAACAATGTAGGCGTACCGGTCAAACTATTTAATTTATAAAACTCTTGCCCAGACGCAACGTAAAAGTCTGAGCCGTTAGTTTGATGCGCCCACAGCCCACGGATGGGGCCTGTGCCAACGGTCTGCAAAAACTTTAAGCCTGGCGCTCTATTTAGAAACGCCGGAGTTTGCCCACCCTCGGGGATTATCTCGGGAAACAGATTCACCATTCGGCTGTCTGCAGCGTTTACGCTGCGAGCAACATAAGCGCTGCCAAGGATAGGCGTTTGCATTAAGCACTCACAACCTTGATGATTGCAAAGCGAATTACAATAGCGTCAGATAGTGAGCCGGTAGTTAAGTTGCTGACGTTAATGGATGCTGACCCCGCAGCGGTAGAGGCGTTAAACGCATACGCGCCCAACGTGCCGCCTGAGATATGGTTCATCACAATGATGTCACCCGCCTCAATTAAGCTGTTTGTAAGCGTAAACGAAACAATCGTAGTTCCCGCAAGCGCTGAGTTGACCATTGTGACTTGGCCATTTGTTTTGTTTAGCGTTACACCCGTGGCTTTGCTAGTAATCTGAACAACAACACCTCCCGATCCAGTTTCGTAGCCTTGTTTGCCTGTGCCGGTAATCGTTATGTTCCCTGTGGTGCTTAAACTTGTACCAGTAGCAGCGCCCAATACTGGCGTTACCATTACCATAGAAGTGCTTGTACAAGCTGAAATAACGCCCGAGGCAACCGTGCCAAGTACAGGTGCGGTTAAGGTTGGAGTAGTAATTGTCGGTGCGGTAGCAAACACCGCTGAACCTGTGCCAGTTTCATCTGTCAGCGCAGCTCGCAAGTTTGCACTTGATGGCGTGGCAAGGAAAGTAGCCACGCTTGTTCCCAAGCCGGACACACCCGTAGCAACAGGCAACCCCGTACAGTTAGTCAGGACGCCCGAGGCGGGTATGCCGAGCGCAGGGGTTACAAGCGTAGCGCTAGTAAACAAAAGCGCGTTGGTGACCTGTTTGGTAATGCCACCCTGCACAATTGGCAATACGTCTGTCGTAACAGCAGAGCTTGCAACGGGCAGCGCAGTAATGGCTACGTTTGGCATGGTTAGTCCTTAATAATTACCGGAGTAGATGTTAAAGCGCTGGCGGTTGGATACCAGAGCGTAAGGTATCGACATAATGTCGTCAGGGTTGTTGATGCGTTTTATATTGCGTTTAGAGGTCATCGCAATGCGCGACACTTGCTGCGAGGGTTCTACGCCAAACTCAGGCGCAAGTTCGCAAGCTAGGTTGTAGCGAAACGCCCTCATGTAACCAGGGGGAAAGTAAAGCTCGGTTACAAGGGTTGCCGGTTCGGCAAGCACCTGCGCCGAGATAAAATGCCATTCCAATTCCCGTGTGGGTTTTGGATAAATGGTCATGGAGATATTAGGAAACTCCATGTTGGTGAACATAACCTGTGGGTAGGTAGAGGTCACCGTCTTCACAGCAATACCATCGTATTGCTGCTGATTGATCATCTTGATGCCAAACGACACGTTGGTGCTTGGATCGCGGTAGTAGGTAGCGTCGTCCAACAAAACGGGGCGCACGCCTACAAAGTTGCCGCTCGGGCCAAGCGTACGGTTAATTATGTCTACTGGCCAAAGATACGTCTGGTCAACCGTATTGAACGTCGATAGACGTTCGGTTGACCAACTGTCAATCATTTGATTTAACGTAAACAACGCATCTTGTGCGGTAGCTGCCGAAGGCGTTTCACTCTCAGCGAGTACGCCAAGCAGCCTTAAAGCCCCATCAATTTGGTCGCCCGCTGTGTAAGTTGCCATAGTTAGTCCGAAGTTTTACGACGACGTTTTAGCTCGTTGACAGGCTCCACCTCTACAGGCGTATCCAAAGTATATCGTACCCACCCGCTTTGTTCATCATATTCCGCTTCCAAATCGGAAATGGCAACTTTTTGACCGTGCGTAGGGTGTTTTAGGTAAATTTGCATAATTACCTCAAAGGCGAGAGGTGGGGGTTGCCCACCCCTCTACGCGTTAACCTGCGACGCGGTAGAAAACATAAGTTGCGGCAGCGGTCTTGCGAACACGCCAATTGGCTGCCGTAACTGCGGCAACTGCAGCAACACCAACCAAAGTGCAGCCTGTGTTAGCAGTTACGGTTGCAGCGTTAGTTGCGCCCGTGTTGATAATAAAAAAGTCAAAACAGCTATTGACTTTCATGCTTGGGAACGCCGCGTCAAGATCAGTACCAAGAGGTACTGTCAAGGCAACGGCTGCGCCCGTGTAAGTGATAATGCCGGTTGCTAATTCAGCAGCAGTCAGAGTGGCTGCGGCTACTTTAGCTGTAGGAGTCACTTGCGTGACCATGTTAATTTCGGTTTCGTTGCCATCACCAAATTGATAGCCACCAGCGCCATTAGGGAGTGCCATGATAGATTTCCTTAAAAAGTTTAGAAACGGGGGCATAAGCCCCCATTTGTTTAGCCCCAGAGTCGAACGGCTGTGACAGGACGGATTGCATTAAAGCCGTACAAGACGTCCACACGACAAGGCATACGGTCGTTGTTAATATCGTACTGACGCACGATACGCAGCGAGATTCCGTTATGCACTTGGCGCGAAGCCATGTCCACACCCTGTGGCAACAGCAAGTCAGCAGTCGCAAAAGTGATCGCATCTTTGTGATAGATCAGGTTTTGCGGATAAGCTGTAGCTGAACCACCCACGAACGTCAACACGGCGCTAGATGCTGGAAACGAATCCACGGTCGCCAAAGCGTTAGTAGCCGTATAGATTGGTGGCTGAACAGTCAGAGTTGCGGTAGTCGTTGACGAAACAGTTACGTCAGCGGTTACAACAAACTGTTGCAACGAACCGGTGGTTTGACGGGTCTGTGGGTTAACAGCAAACACACTTGCGATAGTGAACACGTCACCAATCTTGAATGTAGGCGAGCCGCTTGTGAAACTAATTGCCAAGGAAGTAGCGCCCTGAGAAGACACAGTTGTAGCTACGATTGGCAAGGTAGGTGTCACGCCAGTTGTGTGTTGCACAATCGACTGACTCATGTTGATTTCATCTAAGCCCAAGATACCTTCACCCATCATGCCGTTTTTGAACTGGCGGCTGATAGTGCCGGTTGGGTTAAACAGACCTTTCATGCCCTCAACCAAACCGGCGTTGGCAGCGGGGTTAACCGTTGCATAACGTGGGTTCATGGGGGTGGCAAACTCGTTTAACTTTTGGTTAGCTTGGAGCAAAACCAAAGAAGTTGCAGGAGTGGTGCCTGGGGTGCCGACTGAGTTGTAAATGCCTTTGTAGGCAGTTGCTACGTCAGCGTCAACGCTTGATGCCAACTGGCTTACGCGAGGCTTGAGCACGCGTTCTGCAAAGTCATCCAATTGCATGGTGAGTTCGGCAGAGGTAAAGTTCACGCCGATATGCTTTTGGCTTGACACAGTCAAAGTTGTGTATTGCTCGTTGTCGTCTTGCACTTGCAAGGCGGCACCGTCGGTGACCAAAGCGCGGTCAGGTAGACGAATACGCAGGGTCGAGCCGATCTTAGCACCTTCAACGGCGAATGAATCGTCGTATTGGCGGTTGACGTTGCGGGTAATCACAAGGTTGTTCTCAAGAATTTCGAGGCACTTCCGTGTGATCATGTCAATGGTTAGAATACTGTTTGCCATGATAATTCCTTAAAAATAAGTTAGCGGTTTTTGGCTTCCCACTTTTTCACTTGGCGCTGACGTTCGGCTTCAATCCATTCTGACGTAGTCATCGACTTCACAGAGCGTGGGTCGGTGGTGTCATACGTCGGACTGCTTGAGCCTTTGCCTGAAACAGGTGAAATAGGTGCTGGCGCGTTAGTAGTCTTTTTGACCGGTGGATCAGCCATCAATTTGGCTTCAAGTTTACCGATCTCTTTGGCTTGCATGATAGGCGTCAAGCGCGAGATACGTTCGGCTTCCTTTGGGTTGGAGCCTAAGTGGTAAGCCACTTCGGGGCCAATATCGGAGGCTTGGATCGTCTGAGCCATCACCGTCGTAATCGGAAGGTTTGGGTTGTAAGCGACTTGTTCAAAGTCATCATACTTGCCGCGAACTTCCTCTTCCTTATCGTGGTAAGCCTCAATAATTGTCGATTGCTCTTGTTGCTCCCGCTGTCTGGAAACTAATTCGTGAGCTTTCTGAGTTGCCAATGCGTCGGCATACTCTTCAACGCTTCCGAATTGGTCAGCAGATGGAGGCGCAACGGGTGCAGCCGAAGGCTGACTACGTTGTGACTGCTCTCTTTCCCACTTTCGTTGCTCTCTTGCGAGTCGTTTACCAATGGCGGCATCAAGTTCCTCTTGCGAGAAGGTCTTGGGCGCTTCTTCCGGCGTTTGTACTTCAGATACTGGGGCTACCGTAGCTTCCAGTTCCGGCGCGGGTACTTCCGCTGAACTTACTTCTTCTGACATTTTGTTTCCTAAGAAACCCTAGTGGTTCGCACTAGTACGATAATTGTATTACTTAGTGTTGGTTATGGCAATAACTGTTAATCCCAAATGCGGTGCGGAATACCCGTTACCGTAATTTTGTACTTTTCAAGCTCAACAGGCAATTTTCCACGAAAGTTAACGTGCCACCCTCCTACATCAACCATTTCGTCAGGCTTTACGCCCGTAGGTTTGTAGATCAGACCAATTACATCAGTTAGGTAGCCAGGCGCATCGCTGTAAAAAACTTTATTTTCGTCGGTAAATTTAAGCCAAACGCTTGCTTTAACCAATGCAGACGTTGCAGTAGCTTGATCGGGAAACTTTAGATGAATGTCTAATGGATTCATTGTTAGCTCACCAATTTAATAATAATGAAAGCAATTGAGGTTGCAGCAATAGGCAGCACAAAATCCACAACGCTTTTTACATCCCAAGCCCTACGTTCAAACCCGCCGTACCAAGGCATATTAGCTCGCTTGCCTTCGTAGAAATG